TAACTTCTTAAAATTATTGGATGAATTTGAAGAAATACAATCATTTACAAAGAAAATTGAATTCGCTAATCGATATTTTCAAAGAATAGGTAGTGGGTCAGGTAGAATCGTTTATGATATTGACGGCACTAAAGTTTTTAAATTAGCAAAGAATGCCAAAGGTGTTGCCCAAAATGAAGCCGAAATAAACATTGATTCATATCACGATACTCATAATATAGTCACAAAAGTTTTAGAAAGTAATAATAATGGTAGTTGGATTATTTCTGAAAAAGCAAAAAAGGTTAACGAAAGTAGAATTAAACAATTAACTGGCATTCCAAGTTTAAATGAACTATTTTATTTTCTTAGAAATCACGAAAATGTTATTAAAGGTGGTCATAATATTTTTGGTCTGAATGCAGATGTCGAAGAATCATTAAATAATAATGAATTTGTCATTGAATTAGAAGACATAATTGCAAATTATTCTGTATCTGCTGGTGATTTAGGTAGACCAAGCACATACGGTGAAGTTCTTCGTGATGGTCAACCAACAATTGTTTTAACTGATTATGGATTAACAGGTGAAGTGTATGATACTCATTACAATCCAAGTAGAAAGAAAAATTATCGCCTTTTTGAATTATATGATAATTATGATGGCAATGATGATATACTTGGAGATATGCCACCACAAGACGCAATAGATACACGTAGAGGTATGTGGGCACAAATACCTTACAGCGTAGGCGATGGTAGTGGTGTAATAAATGAAGGTTTTATTTCTTTTATTCTTGACAGAGATAAGTATCCAACAAGAGTATTACCAAGCGCACCATATATTGTAGATGAATTTCATAATTGTGTAAACAATATTGATGAAACTTTAAATCATGTTAAAAATAAAAAGAAATTTTATAAAAATTTATTAAAACTTCAAGAATATCTTATCGAACAGAAATTTTATGACAGAGAACCTTTGGGCGAAATTGTATATTTGAATGAAGATGGTAGTGCTTTATATTCTACTGATAATGCAATGGGACAAGATAATTTTCCTGTACACAATAATATCGATACTTCACCTTCAATTAGAAACGATCTTGATGCAAATAGAGATAAGAATAATGAAGATTTAGAATATCATAATGTGGTGGGAGATGCTACAAAAGATCAATACATGTTGGATGAAAGACAATTATCTTCAATGGCTGGCAGCAGTACTGTTGAAGTAAAACAAAAATGTAGATTAGCAGGTAATGGTAATACTTCAACAGCATGCAATCAAGGCGATATTAGAAATTTGAATATCAAACCTCTTAAAGAAGAAATTTCAGCAAGCGAAGCATACACTGATCAGGGTGCATTGAAAACAGTTTTAAATGGAAAAAGAAGTATTGGTTTTGTTCATATAGATAAACAAATTGCCCAAAAATTAGAAAAAAATAAAATAGGCGTTATTCCAGTAAGAATGACATCACACAATACTATGACGGCAATAATATATCGTGATAAAGTAAAAGCATATTTATTATATGAAATTACTAAAAAGCATGGTGGATATTTAGATGATAAAACTCCCGAAGAAGCACGTGAAATAGGACGATTATTAGAATATAAAGAAGAAGATATCAATGATTTTATTCGTAAAAATTACAATAAAATACCGACAATACCAGAGAAATCACCAGATGATTTTGATGATTTGGCTGAAAATACTTCATTGGACTTTTGGGATTTGAATGAAGAAAATTTTCCTGCATTTAAAAAAGATATTCAGCAAGACCTTACAACGCATCAATTGGATAAAAAATATATAAGAAGTTATCAGGACGGAGAACACACATACAATGTTTATGCGGTTAATGGTGACGAGCTTCGTGACAGTGGTTTTATTGAATGGGTTGATGGTGGTAATCATTGGGTTGATGCCGATTTACCGAAAAGTGAACAAAAATATGCAAAACATATTGGAGAAAATGATTATTGGATTGATGATGTGTTTATGATTAAGCCAAATGATTTTGAAGCAATTCTTTTACATGAAAGAATTGAAAGTTTTCTTATAAGACATTACGGTTATGAATATGATGATGCTCATGAAATTGCGAACAAAGTCGAGATGATGTTCAGAAAAAAAATACCTGAAGGAGCAAATCGTGCTCTTGCTGAGAAAATTTATGATATATTTGTAAAAACTTTCAAACCGAAAAAGAATTTGGAAAAAGATAAACCAGCGAATGAAGAAGTGTTGATGAACGAAGAAGAGATAATTTTAAATAATATAAATGAAGCAAAAATAATGATGAATTTAATTTAAATGAAAATATTTATGTTGTTGACGGTATTATTATGTTTCAATACAGTATTTATGTTAAAATACAAACATGAAAACACTTAAATTACCTTTAGTTAGTTATTGTGGAATTGAATTTAATAATAGAAGATGGTCAAGCCATTTAATAAAATGTGAAATTTGCCATAATAAACACAATAATTTGAAATTAATTGAAAAGAATAATTGGAATGAAAAATGTAAATGTGGATGTGGAAATATAACTAATGTTGGCGATGAATATCTTCATGGTCATTGGCTTAGTGTAAACATCACGGATGAAATGAAAAGAAAAAATATTATTAGATTAAAAACAAATAATCCATTATTTAAAGAAGAAAATAAGAAATATGGTGATGATAATCCAGCAAAGCGAGATGATGTTAGGAAAAAAATATCTAAAAATAATCCAATGCACAATATTGAATATGCTGAAAAAGCGAAAGAAAATAGAAAAAAAGCGGGATATGACAATACAATTAAAATATTAAAAAATAGATGGGATGATAAAGAATTATTAGAAAAACGAGTAAAAACATATTGTAAAAATTTATCGGAAGGAAAAATAAAATTAAAAAACAATTGGAAATGTGGTAATTATATTCGAAAAAATGGAAATGTTGAATGGTTTGATTCATCTTATGAAGAAATAAGAATGAAATTTTTTGATGAAAATGATATCATTTGGACAAAAAAACATGGAATTAGAATACCTTATGTTAATGAAAAAGGATTAAATACTTATTATGTCCCCGATTTTAGAATTATTGAAAATGATAAAATAATTATTGAAGAAGTTAAAGGATGGATTAAAAAAAATGATAAGTTAAAAGCAGAAGTGGGAATTGAATATTGTAAGAAAAATAATTATATCTATAGATTTTTATTGGGTGAAAAATTAAAATACGTTGAAGAACTATCATATAATGGGTAAAATACAAAATTTTATATTAAATTTAAGAGAAAAACCTTTTATTAAGTCATTGATTGATGATTTAAAATCAGATGTTTATGTTGTGGGCGGAGCAACTCGTGACCTTATTCTTAATAAGCCAAATAAGGATATTGATTTAATTATTAGAAAAATACCCATTGATATATTGATTACGCATTTACAAAAATTTGGTAAAGTTGATGTTGTGGGTAAATCATTTGGCGTAATTAAATTTATTGATAGTGATGGCACTGATTATGATTTAGCATTACCACGTAAAGAACAACCAACAGGTGAAGGTGGATATCGTGGGTTTGATGTACAAAGTGATGAAAATCTTCCAATTGAAGATGATCTTACGAGACGTGATGCAAAAATGAACGCTATGGCTATTAATATTAATACGGGTAAATTTATTGATCCATTAGGAGGATTAAAAGATATTGAAAACAAACAAATTTCTGCAGCAAATCCTGAAGCATTTAGTGATGACCCACTCAGAATGGTTAGAATGATTAGTTTTGCAAGCCGTTTCGGTTTTGCTATTGAACCAGAAACATTAAAAATGATTAAAAATAATGCAAGTAGAGTAAAAGAAATTGCACCTGAAAGGATTTTAACAGAATTCGATAAAATTGTCAAAAAAGGTGACAAGAAAATGGCTGCTATACTACTTGACGAAACTGGTTTATTAAAAGAAATATTTGGTAGAGGATTATATTATGATTTTAGAAATACAAAAGAACCTTTTAATAAAGTAAAAACAATGGGTGAATTTGTTTATTTGTTAAGTAAAAATCTTGTTAATGACCCAGCAGAATTTTTTAAAACTAATTTAAAAGGTGACGAGAATACGTATAAAGAAATTAAAGCACTTCAGATAGCTTTTGAAAGTGGTGAAGCAACCAATTTGATTGAAGCCAGATCAATTGCTCATAATATGTATGTAATATCTCCAACATCATTACAAAGTCAAATATTGCCAAATGTTATTAAAACTGCTGCACAAGAATTACTTGAAGGTAAGTATCCCAAAACTGTTAATGAGCTGGCAGTAAATGGTAATGATTTAATGAAACTTGGTTTACAAGGTAAAGCAATTGGCGATATGCAAAAATCGTTATTATTAAAGATTTATTCAAATAAAATTAGGAATAATAAAGAAGAATTGCTAAATTTGGCAGGTCAAAATAAACCAATGATTAAAGAAGAAGTTAGCGAAAGAATAGAATATGGCTGTCTCATGTTATTTCTTAATGTACCTGTTTGGAACAAAATTACATCAGTAATTCGTAAAGACGATCTCTATATTAAAGATGATGATTATGGCGTTGAAAAAGAACCACATTTAACAATTTTATATGGTTTCCATGATGAAGTTACGCCAGAACAGGTATTCGATTTATATAAATCAAACGTACCACTTAATCCAATTGAAGTTAAAATATCTGGTATTTCAATATTTGAAAATTTTGACTTTGATGTTGTTAAATTCGATGTTAATTCAGAATTATTAGTAAAGATCAACAAATTAATGCAAGACTTACCAAATACAAACAAATTTCCAGATTATCATGCTCATATAACTATTGCTTATGTTAAAAAAGGTGAAGGTAAAAAATATATCAAACCTTTTGAGAAAGAAAGAATATTGAAAGGCAATGAACTTGTTTATACATGGAATGGTCATAGAGGCAAAGAAGATGGTGAAACATTATCACTTGATGAAAAAGGTATATTAAAAGAGTTTGCTTATCCTGAAATAAGATCAACAGAAAGAAGCACTTGGAATATAAACGGAGAACTGGTTGATATTAAATTTTTTGTTGAAAAATATGATATATGGAATCAAGGTGGATATGCAGACCCTTCAGAAGCATCTGTATTGGAATTTCTTCAAAATAATTATAAAGATTTCAGATATGACGAGAAACTTAAAAAAGAATTACTTGTGGCTTTAACTGATAGAAATATATTAGATGAATAATTATGAATAATATATCTTATAGTGCTGTTGTTCTTGATGAAAATTCAAGAGAGAGATTGATAAACAGATTCAAAAATGTCATTCCTGAAGATTGGAGCATAATAGCTGACCATATGACTATTAACATGGGTGAAATTGACCCAGAGCATGAAAAATATCTTGGATTACCAGTAAGATTAGTTGTTGAAGACATTGCAATGGATGATAAAGTGATTGCAGTTGGTGTATCAGGATTTAAAACAAATAATCCAAAAGCACATATAACGTTGGCTATAAACAAAATAAATGGTGGTAAACCAATGATGTCAAATAATTTAAGAAATTGGGAAAGAATTAGAAGACCATTATCGTTAACCGGAAAAGTAACTGAAGTAGAATTTAAATAAAATGATAACAAGACTATGTGCATTTGATTTTGATAGTACTCTCATAAATTCTCCCCAAAAAGAAAGTGGAAAAATTCAATGGTCAGAGAAAATGGGAAAGCCACATCCATATATTGGTTGGTGGGGTAGACTAGAAAGTCTTGATTTGAATGTTTTCGATATTAAACCGTTTCACAAAATATTGAATCTTTTAAATAAAGATGTTTCAATACCAGCCACATATACAATTATATTGACTTCAAGACAAGAAAAATTACGTCCACAAGTTGAAGCAGTTTTAATTAAAAATAATATTCATGTCGATAAACTTGATATGCAACGTGACCAAAGAACTAAAGGTCAAAAAATTCTTGATTATACAAAAAAATTTCCAGACCTGAGAGAGATTAATGTTTATGATGACAAAAATACTGATATTATGTCATATGAAGGAATAAGAAGTTCACTTCCCGAAGATATAAAATTTAATATTTATCTTGCTAATCAAGGTAATTTAACTTTGGTTGAAGCAGAAAGTAAACTTATATCAATTATTAAAGAAGAAGTTCAAAATTTTATTCCTGATGATGACTATGTATATCATGGCACATATGATGGTGCTGGTTACTACATACAGCGTACAAGTAGTATGAAGATTAATGCAGCAAATAATAATGAACCTTTTATTTCATTTACCAGTAAGCCAAATGTTGCAAAATATTATGCAGACATGAAAGGCGGGTCAGCCAGAGGTATTGTACTTAGAACGAAAAAGACTGCAGACTTTCAATTGTCCCCCAAATATAAAAAAAATGAAAGGTATGAATGGGTAACAACCAGAGAAATACCAGCAGATGAATTGGAGATTAATACAAAATATGGTTGGATTCCATTGAATAATTGGGATTTTATTGATAAAGAAATAAAAAAATAAGATTACTGTATTTATAGTAAAATTATTTCAATGATTGATATGCGTTATAAGCCAAGATTTCTTCCACAAGTGAGTGCACCATTTGAAATTGTGTTAAAACAACTTGATGAAGAAGGTGTGGATTATGAACTAATCGAACTTAATCCAAGCGAAGATGATGAAATAAATGCTTCACAAGGTATTACATTTTCTGATGAAGTAGAAAAATGCGAAATTAATGATAATAAACCTATTTGGATTGCTGGAGAAAATATGAACATTTGTGACGGTCATCACAGATATTTAAAAGCCTTACTTGATGGTGTGCCAATTAAAGCAGTAAAACTTGGTTTAAATGAAAAAGATGCTTGTAGAGTTTTAAATAAAATAGAGGATATTTATGAGTATCAACAAAAACGTGGTTTGGAAGAGGTTGAAATGCAGGATACTATAAATTATTATGGTGGCGATGAAAATCAATTTTTAAATTCTTTGGAAGAAGATAATTTAAATATTGAAACTCCATCGGGAGAAACAAAAACAAATCAAAAAACAATTACAGGATATCGAAAAGAACCTATAAAAGAAAATTCGGCTGTTGGAAATTTCTTTTCATTGAAACCCATTGAGGGATTTAACAAATATGAAATTGATTTTGACAATCTTCTGGACTTACATTCTATGGGTGTTACGTATAAAGACGGACAAGAACCTGCAGATATTTTGGCAAAAATTTGGTTTCCACACATAAATTTTGAAAAATTAAGTGAACAATATAAGATGCCTTCAGTTAATCTTAAGAATAAAGCAATTACAGAAAAAGCAATGAGTTTAGGATATGATGGCATTAAACATGACGATAAATTAATACAAGGATTAAAATAAAATAAAGCTATGAATACATACAGAATTACAAACTTAACAAATACCGCAGGAAAGCGTGATTTTAAATTCAATTCTCAATTAGACATTGAATATGTTGATAATATGATCAGAAAGACAGTTACTGTAAAACCCGGGGCAAGTCTTTACCTGACAGTACCTTCTTTACCTATGTCAGTACATAAATTAAGAGCAAAAAACTTAATTAGTGTTGTTGAAGTAAGTGCAAAAGAATTGGCAGATTCTATGAACAATGCTAAACCAAAACCAGCACCTGTGGTAGAAAAAGAACTTGTAACTGAAGAAGTTACCGCAGAAGAAACTGCAAAAAGATCAAGCAGGAAGAAGAAAGAATAACAATACATTCTTTATTAGTAGAATATTGATGCCAGCATTTTGTTGGCATTTATTTTTAAAATGTCTTTCATCTTTGATGATTTTCAATTATTTTTACGTATTTATAATAAATTACATTATTTTATAATAATTTATAAACAATTGGAGAACGAATTAAATATTGTTAATGACTATAAGAATGGTTCTAATCTTTCAGTACTTCAAAATAATTACGGTGGAAGTAGAAAAACAATTCGTAAAATATTATTTAATGAAGGATTAATTGATTCAATCGAACCAACAAGAAAATGTTATTTTATTGGAAAAGAACATGAAAACATTGGTGAGAAATTATTATTAAGATATGAATCGGAAAAAGATTTAAGAATTTTAAATAAAGAATTTAATATTCCAATAATGTCATTATTTAATTTTCTTAGAAAAAAAAATGTATTTGATGGTAAATATGGAAGACAGTTAAAAATAGATGAAACCAGAAAATATCCTGTTGATGAACATTTTTTTGATAATATTGATTCTGAAGAAAAAGCATATTTTTTAGGTATATTATATGCTGATGGCACAAATTCATTAAAAGATACTGAAGTTAGTTTACGTTTAAACGAAGATGATTTTGAAATACTGGAGAAATTAAATAATTTAATACAACCAACAAAACCAATAGGATTTATTCCCAAAAAAAGCAATAATCATAAAAATCAAAGGCGTTTAACTATTAACTCAAAAAACATATCATATAAACTAAATGAATCAGGTATGATGCCAAATAAAACATTTGAATTAGAATATCCCACTTGGTTGATAAAAGATTTACATCGTCATTTTATTAGAGGCTATTTTGATGGCGATGGTTGTGTCACTTTTAATAAAATTAATAAACAATTAGACTGTAGTTTTACTGGTACAGAAAACGTGATGTTAGGAATTCAAAACGTATTGATTAGTAAATGTGGTTTTTCAAAAACAAAATTAAGCACAAGACATCCAGAAAGAAATAATAATGTTAGATCATTGCATTATTTTGGAAACGGAAATGCAAAAAAATATTATAATTTTATTTACAATGATGCTAATATTTTTATGGAAAGAAAGAAAAATAAATTTAATAAATATATAAATTTAAATTAAATTATGGACGGAAAAATTAGAGTTTTATTCTATAATGCTGACGTAGCGGGAGTTTGCTATTTTCGTACTCTCACACCAGCACAAGAACTTCAAAGAAATCACTCAGACGAATTTTTCGTTGAAATTAATCCGCAGATAGATTTTAATGACCCAAAATATATCGATTACTTAAAAACATTTCACATAATACATTATCACCGTCAATTCTTAGGTGATACAAAAGAAATGTTAAAGTTGGCAACCGAATTAAGAAAATCTGGTACAATATTAATGGTTGATATTGATGACTACTGGCAATTACATAAAAAGCACCCGTTTTATTCTTTGAATCTTGAGAAGAAAATGCATATTCCAATATTGGAAAATTTAAAAATTGCTGATTATGTTACAACCACAACAGATTTATTTGCAAGTGAAGTTCGTAAAATAACTGGTAGAGATAATGTTGGCGTATTTTACAATTCAATTGACCCTGCATGGATGAAACAATTTCAGAACAATAGAAAACCAGACCCAGATGGACTTATAAGAGTTACATATATGGCTGGGTCTTCACACATGGGTGATATGGAACAACTTGAAGGTGTATTTAATGTATTATCAAATGACTCACAATTAAAAGATAAATTCAAGGTTATTCTTGCTGGTTGGGATACTGAAGGTAATACAACTGATATTACTTTTAATCAGGAGTTTGGTGACATATTACAAAAGAAAAAATTATGGACTCATGAAGTTGTTAAAGCAATTAATAAATCAAGGGGTGACGTGGATAAAATACCTAAATTACCCGCAGATTTGAAAGAGAAATACAGGGGTAAAATTTTTAATCAAAAACAAAGAGATATTACATCAACGGAAAGTGTTTATTTGATATATGAAAAAATATTGACAGACAATCACTACATGATTAACAATCCTGATTATGTACAATGGCTTTCAAATTTTGAAAGAAATGTAAAATATGATAATGAATTTAATTATGCCAGACGTTGGACAGAAAAAGCAAATGCATATGCTAAAGTATTGGATGAAACTGATATAGTGATAGCACCACTTGCCGACAATCCATTTAATAGGATGAAATCTAATTTGAAACAGGTAGAATGCTGGACAAGAAAACTTCCGATAGTATGTTCAGGTATACCACCATATGATGTACATGGTAGACACATGGAAAATTGTATCCTTATACCTGCAGAAAAAAATGCCAGAAAATATTGGCAGAAGTATTTAAAGAAACTCATATTAGATGCTGACCTACGTAAACAACTTGGTGAACAATTATATGAAGATTTCAAAGATGAATATAACTTGGCAACGGTTACAAAAAAACGTGCTGACTTTTATAAAGCAGCAGTTGCAAAAACATTAGCAGTAGTTTAAATTAAAAAACATGAAAAAAACAGTAAAACAGCTTGTTAATGCAATTACTAAATCAGTTCTTCTTAATAAAAGAATGTTAGGTAGAGATAATTATCAACTGAAAAGATGGCAAGAATCATATTTTCAAGAATTATATTCTGAATTCAGAAGACTGGTTGAAAAATATAATAACGGACTTCAGGTTAAAGCAGAAAGATTAGTCGATAAGATTTCTGATTTAAAAATCGAAAAGAGCAGTCTTCAATATGACGTGAAAGAACTTGAAGCAAGAAAGAAAGTGTTAATGCATGATTAATTTTTTTAAGAAAATATATTTTTGGATTTATATTAAGATACATATTATTTTGATAAGTATCGGTATTATGCTCTATAGAGCAGAAGCGGATGCACAAGCCGACCCGAATAATTTAAAGGAAGGCGATAAAAGAATTCAAAGAATGCTTCACAGGAATCAAACCCTTGAAAAATTCTATGCTGGCAAAACCGATGAAAAATATGTCAGAGAATATTATGAAATATTAAAAAAGGCAGACAAGTTCATTCGTACAGCAACTCCATATCAAATGGCACTTGCAGCAGATAAACATGGTAGTTCTTATGCTCAAAAAGACCCAAGGGGTAAAAGATACGAGCATTTTGGTTTTTATGACGAAAAACACAGACATGCTGGTAAAACAATTGGTGAAGTTTTAATTAAGGAATATGAAGAAAGAAGACTCAAAGATGATGATTATGAATTGCTTGGTATTTACAACAACGAACCAGTTGAAGTGGGATTAGCAAAAGTTATGAATATGATTAAAAAAATTGATGAAAATGATTTAGATTCTCAATATGAAGTAAAAGACATGACTGAAAAATCCAAGACTTTTGAATTTCCAATTAAGGTTGTTCGTGAAAATGAAAATGTAGTAAACAAGATTGAACAACTTACTGAATTCTTACATATTAAAAAAATTGGTTTTGATTATCGTCAGTTAGAGTTTTTAATACCGTTGAAATTCAGAACAAATGACTGTGCAGACGATAGTGATATCTTTAAACAATTGATTAATATTAAAGAAGTTTTTCTCCGTAATGATTATGGTGAATTAACTGGTTATGGAATTATTAAATTTATAAAAAGAATACAACTAAATAACACTCATGATGTATTGAAATTTGAAGCAATTGAAATGCAAAACATGAGAACTTAATACTTAAAGAATATGAGCACATTTTTAGATGATTTGAAAAATTCTGTAGAAACTGGAGAGTTTAATTCAGAAGCAGCAAAAAAAATAACTGAAATTAATAAAAACGCAGATAATGCAAAAGGTTTATCTTTAACTGAAGAAGAAAAAAACGAATTAGCCAAGAAACGTTTAGGTACTGTTTTGGAAGGTGCTGTTGTTACTGAAGAAGAAGTTTTAAAACTTAATTCAGAATATGATAAAAAAATGGAAGAAATTAAAAAACAAGATGCTGTTAATCTGCAACTGGCAACATTAAGTGATATTGAAGACATGGTAAAATTGAGTGTTGATGATATGGTATCCTTTATCAAGGAACTTGAAGATAAATTCAAAAAAGATTTTGATGAAAATAATCCAATCTTTGAAGAATTAAAAACAAAAATAGTGCAAACAAAACTTAAATATATATCTTTTATTAATTATTAATTAAAAACAATTATTATGGCAAAATTTGAAGAAGCATCTGAGGATGTAGTAAAACTTTTTGATGAAGTTAGAGATGGCACAACAATCCCACAGTGGGTTGAATTTAAGGTTCTTTGTAATAACAAACAAAAAAAAGACCCTTGTAAACTTATAAAATCAAACGATCTTGTAGAAACACTTACTGAAGGATTAAACTTTGCAGTAGTAGTTAATGAAGAAATTTTTAACGAATTACCTGAAGATATGAAAAAAATGGCATTTGATGAATGTCTTGCTGGTGTTGGCGTTAGCGAAGCTGATGCACTTTCGCTCGAAAAACCAAATTTTAATACACATACAGGTGTATTACAGAAGTACGGACATGACCCAATTATTGTTCTTCATGAATCAATCAAAAGTCTTTATGACACAAAAAAACAAAAAGAAGACGAAGAAAAAGCAGCAAAAAAAGAAAAGAAAGCCAAGAAAGGTTTTAAAAAAGCATTTTAATTAAAATTAAACTTAAATTTTACAAATCCCGATACACTACTGTCGGGATTTTTTATTTATTAGTATTTATAGAAAAAATCTTTTATAATGGCTTCATATAATATTACCTTTCCATTAAATGATGATGTCAGTACAAATACTTATTTTTTAATGAGTAAAGTGACCAAAGACGCATTTAGTTCTGACTTATTATTACTTTTACTTACAAGTAAAGGTGAAAGATATTATGAACCAGACTATGGCACTGATTTATTAAAATATATATTCGAGCCGAATGATAATTTAGATGCAAATGATATTGAACAAGAAATTAAAAGAATTGTATCAACATATATTCCAGCACTTACAATTAATAGCGTAATATTTAATTGGCTTACTGATGACGAAGGAAATCAAATATCGGAGAATCAAGTAAATGTTAATATTAAATTTACATTTAGTGAGGATGCGTTTACAGAGAAAGGTGAATTAGATTTAAACTTTTAAAATAATACATAATGAGTAGACGTAAAACAATAGAAGAATTTATATGTGATGCTAAAATGGCACATGGAGATAGGTATGATTATTCATTAGTTGAATATATGAATTCATATAGTAAAGTAAAAATCATTTGTTTAGAACACGGTAAATTTGAACAAACGCCAAATAATCATTTAAATGGTAATGGTTGTCCTAATTGCATTAAAAATAAAAAAACAAATACAATTGATTTTATCGAAAAATCTAAAATTATTCATGGAAATAAATATGATTATGATTTGGTTAAATATTGTGATTCGCATAGTAACGTTAATATTATTTGTAAAACACACGGTGTTTTTCAGCAAATGCCAACCAATCATTTATCTGGCAATGGTTGTCCTGATTGTGGATATATAAATAATGGTAA